CTCCGTCATGATGAAGCAGGCGGCGTCCCTGCCGACGGCGGCGGCCAGCCTGGGCTGGGGGCCGATCATGAAGGCGCTTCGGTCCACCCGGAAGGCGGACACGGCCATTATCAACAAGTACACCAGCGCGTACATGGAGCGCGTTGGCGGCGGGATCCGCGACATGGAGGCCAACGCCCAGCGCAACACGGCCCTGAAGCGCGGGGCGCACTGGCTGGGCAACGGCATTCAGGCGGTGGACCTGGCGACGGTGCGGAAGATCTGGACGGCGTGCGAATACTACGTGGAGGAGCAGCAGCCCGGTCTGGCCCGGGGGAGCGACGCATACTATGAGGCGGTGGCCAGGGCCTACGAGACGGCGCTGGAGGACACACAGCCCGAGTATGGCGTGATGCAGCGGCCACACATCCTGCGCAGCAAGAACCAGCTGACCCGCAGCATGACCATGTTCAAGACCCAGAGCCTGCAGAATTTCAACATCCTGTTTGACGCGACGCAGGAGCTCAGGGCCAAGGCGGCGGCCTACAAGGCGGATCAGAGCGCGGAGAACCAGGCGGCGCTGAACCAGGCGCGGACCAATTTCGCCCGGGCGGTCAGCAGCCAGGCGGTGAGCGCGGTGGTGCTGGCGGTGATGACGGCCCTGGGCAAGGCCCTGCTGCACAAGCCCGAGCCCTACCAGGACGACAAGGGCGAGATCACGGCGGCCAGCGCCGGGTATCAGCTGAGCAAGGACGCCATCGGCAGCATGGCCGGCATGGTGATCGGCGGCAGCGAGCTGTTTGAGCTGATCGCCGGCATCGCGGAGGGAAAGCAACCCTTCGACATCGAGGCTGGCAACGTGAGCGTGCTCAACGACCTGTACCAGAGTGTGTACCGGCTGGGCAACGCGGCCACGGCCATCGGCGACAGCAGCCTGACCACAGAGCAGAAGTGGCAGAAGGTGCGGAAGGCCGGCACGACCTTCCTGGAGAGCGTATCCAGCGCCCTGGGCATCCCCATGAAGAACGTGGAGAACATCGGCACGAGCGCTTACAAATACGCGGAGGACATCCTGTCCGGCCGGGGGCTGGAGGGCATGACCACGGGGGATGTATCCCTGAGCACGGGCGCCCGTTACATGGCCCAGGCCCTGCAGAGCGGGGACCAGGAGACGTACACGAGGCTGTACAACCGGCTGATCAGCCAGGGGAAGAGCGGGAGCCAGATCAACAGCGCGATCAAGAGCTGGGTGAAGGCCAACGACCCGCGGATCCGCGAGGCGGCGGACGCCATTGACCAGGGCGACCTGAACACCTACAACAGCCTGATCAACCAGATGGTGGGCGACGGGTACGGCATGGCGATGGTGGTATCTGCGATTGAAGCGGTCAGGAAGGCCGGAGACGGGGAAGAAGCCGCCCCGGCCGAGGAAACGGGCGCTGCGCTCACCTACGAGCAGATCATGGCGGCGCAGGAAAACGAATCGGCCAGCGCCTACACTTACGCGCAGCTGAACAGCCTGCTGGAGGCGGGCAACACATCCGGGGCCCGGAAGGTGCAGAGCGCCCTGTTCAAGACCAAGGGGACCACGGGGGTGAAATCGGCGCTGACCAGCTACTGGAAGCCGAAGTACCAGGAGGCGTACCAGAAGCGGAACCGGACGGAGCTGAACCGGATCACCCGGCTGATGAAGGCAATGGGATATTCCGACGCGAGCATCGCCAAGTGGAAACAGGTGGAGGCCAGCGGCGGGAACACCAGCAGCAAGAAGGGCAAATTCGGCGGTTCCTTTGGGAGCGGGTTTAGCAGCAAGAAGTTTGGGAAGTGAGGGATGAAATGGGGTAGTGTGGACGCCGCAGCCGCGGCAGCGGGAATTCATGCGGCGGGGAGAGTATGAGGCGTTTTTCGGTGGCGCGGCAGGCGGGGGCAAGTCCGACTGCCTCGTCATCGAGGCGCTCAGGCAGGTGAACGTGCCCAACTACAAGGCCCTGATCCTGCGCAAGACCTACGACAGCCTGAAGGAGCTGGTGGAGAAGACCAGCTATTACTATCCCCAGGCGAGCCCGAAGGCGCGGTTCAACGGCAGCGCCCTGACCTGGACGTTTCCCAGCGGGGCGAAGGTCAGATTCGGGAACGTGCAGAGCAAGAATTTCAAGACCAAATATCAAGGCCAGCAGTACGACTTCATCGGCTTTGACGAGCTGACCCATTTCACCTGGGACGAGTACAGCTGGTTCTTTTCCAGAAACCGCCCCAGCGGGCCGGGAACCGTGTGCTATGTGCGGTCCACGGGGAACCCGGGCGGCATCGGGCACGGATGGGTGAAATTGCGGTTCATCACGCCGACGAAGCCGGGCGTCCCGATCAAGGAGACCACGAAGATTGAGGGACCGGGCGGGCAGAAGATCGAGTTCACCCGCAGCCGCGTATTTATCCCCAGCACGGTGTTTGACAACCAGATCCTGCTGCGGAACGACCCCAACTACCTGGCGAGCCTGGACGCGATGCCCTGGGCGGAGCGGCAGGCGCTGCTGTACGGGGACTGGAACAGCTTTGTGGGCCAAGTGTTCACCGAGTGGAGGGACATCCATGATCACTACGCGGACCAGCGCTGGACCCATGTGATCGATCCCTTCCCGATCCCGCGGCACTGGGAGATCGTCCGATCCTTCGACTGGGGCCACGCGGCGCCTTTCAGCGTAGGCTGGTGGGCGGTGGACGAGGACGGGCGGATGTACCGCATCCGGGAGCTGTACGGCTGCAAGGAGCGGCAGCCCAACAAGGGCGTGGAGTGGCCGGACCAGAAGATCGCCCAGGAGATCCTGCGCATCGAGAAGGAGGACCCGAACATCCGGGGCCGGCGAATCCTGGGCGTGGCGGACCCGGCCATCGGGTTAAAGAAGGGCCACACGGGCTACGGCGCGGCGGCCACGATGGCGGCGGAGGGCGTTTACTTCGGGGCGGCCAACAACGACCGGATCCCGGGGAAAATGCAGTTTCACTACCGGCTGGCCTTCAACAGCGAGGGCCGGCCCATGATGCAGGTGTTCAGCACCTGCCGGCACTTTATTGAGCAGATCCCCAGCCTGGTGTACAGCGAGATCGACGTGGAGGACGTGGACACCCACCAGGAGGACCACATCTACGACGAGAGCCGCTACGCGCTGTGCACCCACATGATCACGCAGCCGGTGCCCGACCGGGCGGCGGCAGAGCGGTACAGCGAGCCGGACGACCCGCTGGACCTGGACGACAAGAAGGACCGGACGAAGGTCCTGAGATTCTGAGGAGGATGACATGAGCGAGATCCTGACAATGAACGAGCACGGGCCGGGAGCCCGGGAGATCCGGCGGCCGGACAGCGCGGAGCACAAGGGCGCGGAGCGGGACAAGCCCCTCAAGGAGCGGGTGAAGATCGCCACGGAGACGCTGCTCAAGTACAAGGCGGGCAAGGCCAGCCTGGAGCAGCGGGTGATCGAGGCGGAGCGCTACTACCGCATGCAGAACTGGCCGGGAAAGCGGGGCAGCACGAAGAAGTACGGCGTCAGGAGCAATTCCGGCTGGCTGTTCAACAGCTGCATGATCAAGCACGCGGACGCCATGGACAATTACCCGGAGGCCAGCGTGCTGCCCAGGGAGAGCGCGGACGAGCAGACGGCGAAGCTGCTTTCCGAGGTGCTGCCCTGCGTGCTGGAGCTCAACGATTTTGAAGAGCTGTATGACGTGGGCTGGTGGGACAAGCTGATCAAGGGCACGGCAGTGTACTGCGTATACTGGGACGCCGAGAAGGACAACGGCATCGGGGACATCGGCCTCAGTCGCGTGGACATCCTCAACTGCTACTGGGATCCGAACGTGGCGGACATCCAGCAGAGCCGGGACTTTTTCTGCGTCGCCCTGGTGGACAACGACGAGCTGAGGGAGCAGTACGGCGACGAGATCGGCGACAAATTGACCAGCGCCAACTTCCTGCCGGGGCTGTACAGCTACGAGACGGGCCACGACACCTTCAACCGGTCGGCGGTGATCGACTGGTACTACAAGCGCAACGGCATCCTGCACTACTGCAAGTATGTGGGCGATGAAATCCTGTACGCCAGCGAGGAGGACGAGCGGTACCGGGAGCGGGGCTATTACGACCACGGCCAGTATCCCTTTGTGTTCGATCCCCTCTACCCGATGGAGGGCAGCCCGGCGGGATTCGGCCAGGTGGACCTGTGCCGGGACGCGCAGGACTACATCGACCGGCTGGACAGCGCGATCCTGGACAGCGCCCTGATCAACGTGCGGCCCAAACACTTCGTGAACAACCAGGGCGGCGTGAACGTGGACGAGGTGCTGGATCCGGAGACGCCCATCGTGCATGTGAACGGGAGCGGGAGCATATCCGAGAGCATCACGCCGTTCGTGAAATCGGAGCTCAACCCGATGTACGTGAACGTCCTGAACCAGAAGATCAACGAGCTGCGGGAAACATCCGGCAGCACGGCGGCGGCCCAGGGCGGCGCCAGCGCGGGCGTGACGGCCTACAGCGCCATCGCGGCCATGCAGGAGGCGGCCAGCAAACCCAGCCGTGACCTGATCCGCGGCGGGTACCGGCGGTTCAAGGCCATGTGCTACATGATGCTGGAGCTGATGCGGCAGTTTTACCAGGAGCCGAGGATCTTCCGGATCACGGGCGACGGGCAGGCCACCTACCAGGAATTCAGCGGACAGATGATGCAGCCCCAGGCGCAGCCGGGGATCCTGGGCACGGAATTCGCCGACAGGGAGCCGATCTTTGACATCAAGGTGCGGCCCAACAAACAAACGGCCTACAGCCGGATGGCGCAGAACGAGCTGGCCAAGGAATTGTACGGCGCGGGCCTGTTTGCCCCGCAGAACGCGGACAGCGCCCTGGCGGTGCTGGACATGATGCAGTTCGAGGGCAAAGACAAGGTGGTCGAGCGGGTGCAGCAGAACGGCACCCTGGCCCAGATGGTGCAGCAGCTGATGATGCAGGTGCAGCAGCTGACGGCGGCGCTGGGCATGCAGCAGGCGGCCCCGGCGGGCGGCGGCGCTCAGGCGGCCCCGGCAGGCGGGCCTGAACCGGAGACGGGCGGCGCGGCCACGGGCGAGAACATCAACAGCCTGGGCGCGGAGCAGCAGACGGGCCGGCGGATCACGGCCCCGAGGGAGCGGGCCAACATGGCCAGCGCGGTGTGAGGTGCGGCATGATTGAATACTGGGCGGGCTATACCCGGGATGAGGTGCGGGCCGCGGTGACGGGGCACGCGGACTATGCGGAAAAGGGAAAGGACATCGTGTGCGCGGGCGCCAGCATGATGATCGGCGCCCTGGGCGCGGCGGCGCTGGAGGCCGGCGAGCTGATCGAGGACCGGGCCGAGGACGGGCGCGAGCTGGTGCGGGCCCGGCGGACGGGCCGGACGGAGTGCTACCTGAAAATGTTTATGGACGGGATGAAGGCCCTGAGCAACAGCTATCCTGACCATGTGCGGGCCGGGCGGGGAGAAACCGCGGGGGCCCAGGTGGTAACATGCAGGCAGGAGGTGACGGGATGAGCGTATTACTGACGACGACGGTCTGCGTGGACGCCCAGAAGCCGGCGGGCCAGATGGTGATCCACCTGAACCGGGGCGACAGCGGGACGCGGGCGCTGCGGATGATCCCTGTGGACGGCGGCGCGGCGGTGGACCTGAGCGGCGCGGCCCAGGCAAAAGTCATGGCCCACCCGCTGAACGGCGGGGAGGACCTGCTGATCAGCTGCGAGCTGGGGGACAGGTACGCGGACATGGTGCCCACGGCGGCGCTGGTGGCCAGCGAGAACGAATACACGGCGCAGCTGGTGATCCTGGACAGCCAGGACCAGACGATCAAAAGCATGCCCTTCACCATCCTGGTGCACGCCAACGTGTACACCGGGGACGCGGTGGAGCACACCAGCAAGGGCGTCACGGCCATGAGCTGGTCGGGCACGCGGCTGACGCTGACGATGGAGGACGGCACCAGCATCAGCGTGGACCTGAGCCACACCCACCCCATCGTGACCAGCACGCGGGACGGAATGATGGGATCGGACATGTATGATCTGCTGATGCTGCTGAGCAGCTACATGGACCAGAGCGTGAAGGTGGGCGCCAGCCCCACGTTTGCGGGGCTGACCATCGGCAGCGTGGTGATCAGCGCGGACGGGACCATGTCAGGCGTGAGGTTCATCTGATATGCCGAACAGGATCATCAGCGTCCGGGCCGCTAAAATGTACTACCACGGCGCACCGCCCGGGGGCAAAGCCGTGATCCGGGAGGGCCAGTGCCGCAAGGGCCTGAAAAACGGGACCGACTATATCGGGTTCATCTGGTTCAAACCGGAAGACATCCGGGCGGCGGTGGACAGCGGCCAGGTGCGGTCTGCCCGCCTGATCCTGACCCGCAGCGCCAACTGCGGCCAGGGGGCGCTGACCGTCAGCGTCACGCAGTACATGGTGGCAGACCCGAGCCATGTGGAGCCCTACACGCACAAAACGGTGTACGACACGACCTACCGCAGCGGCTATGTGGCGGTGACCCGGCCGGGGCAGACCGTCATAGACCTGCCATGCGGGCTGTACCGGCGCTTCCGCACCCAGGGCGGCGCGAAGAACATCATCGTGCTGTACCACAGCCCGGACGAGACGGGGAATGATTACGCGGCCTTCACGGCCGCTGAGCTGCAGCTGAGCGTGGGTCCGGACTGGGAAAAGCCGCTGTGGAACCGGCCTGTCTCCGAGGGACAGCTGGTGTGCGACTGGGACCACAGCCACCGGGTGGACCTGCTGGAGATCTGCGTATACCTGAGCCAGCGGGCGCAGATGTACGGGCTGGACGGGGTGAGCCAGGAGCTGATCGACATGATCTACGAGGGCTACTACAGCCAGTGGGCCATGATCATCCAGGGACTGTGGAGCAAGGTGCGGGAGATCCAGCAGACCATTGACCCGGACGGGCCGGTGCCCAACGTATCACCGCCCACGCCGGGATCGCTGCCCAGCGCCGCCTGGGTCAACCTGCTGCGGCGGTACCTGGAGACGGAGCCGGGCGGGGCCGGGAGCCGGCAGACCGTGGAGGCGGCGGGCCGGGCCTACTACACGACGCTCAGGGGATTTATGGCGCTGGACCCGAGCTGGCCGCTGGACTGGCGGCCCGGGGAGACGGCCCTGAGCGGCAAGGTGTGGGGATGGATCGACCAGAAGACGAAGAAAGAGTACAGCCACCGCTTCGGGATCTTCATGATCCCCAGACAGACCGGGGTGGTGACGAGCCTGGGCCTGGAGCTGACCACGGTGAAGGGGCAGGACCGGACGAACGAGGACAACAAGGTGCGGCTGTACCCGGTGAAGGTGAGTACGTTCCCGGCCCGGGGCAGCGACATGGTGGTCCGGGACGTGCTGGACCTGGAGCATGTGGCCGGCGAGGCGACCAGCGCCGGTGTGGGGCGGGCCGCGCCGGGGGACTTTGTGGAGACGCTCACGGTGCCGCTCAACGCAAACTTTATCACGGGCCTGCAGAACGGGACCTATTTCGGCGTAGCGGTGGAATGTGATCAGGTGATCAGGGAGTATGCCAGGACGGCGACGCTGCTGGTGAATGGAGGGTAACAGGTGAAAACGTTTTTATTGACCCCGAACAAGCGGGAGATCATCGGCCATGCGGGTGAGGTGAACGAGATCGCCATCGCCATGAACGTGACGAGCTGGATTGAGGACGCGCCCGACGGCGTGCCGGGGCTGATGTGCATACGGCCGGACACGAAGCGGATCCCCGTGACCTGCGCGGTGACGGACGGGCTGCTGGTGGCGGAGCTGCCGGAGGAATGTACCCGGATGCCGGGCCTGTACAGCTATTCGGCGACCTGGACGCAGAATGGATCCATCCGGTTCATGCGGGGGTATACCACGGTGCTGCTGAGCAGCGAGCTGGTGGGCCGGGGCCCGGATCACGGACCGCGCACGCCGGACTGGGCGCGGGAGATCTTCATCCAGGCGGAGCAGATCCGCAGCGCCCTGGACGCGGCGCTGCAGCTCAGGGACATGGCGGACAGCGCGGCGGCCTCGAAGGCGGACGCGGAGGCGGCTGCGGGCCGGGCGGAGACGGCGGCGGAAGAAACAGAGGCGACGCTGGAAAACCTGAACGGAGCGCTGGAAGCGATGGAGGACGGATATGTGGTCGCGACCAGCGTTTCGACCGGGAAATTAACCTATGTGCCCATTGACGTCAAGGCAGGCGAAACGGTTTATGTAGATGTAAAGTTTGAGAACGACTCAGACAACAATCTTTACATGGTGGCCCTGTCGCCGGACGGATCGACCCTGCTGCCGGGCGTCAGATACTACGAGCAGCAGGTATCCCAGCACGTCGCGCCGCAGGACATCACCCATGTGGTGGTCTGGTATTCCGTGATGCCGACCAGCGTGGTGGTGAAGGCGTACAAGCAGCGGATCGTCAATATCGCCGGGAATCTGGCGGCGGCTGCGCCTCTCAAAACGTCCAGCATCCAGCCGACGGAGGTATCGAACAGCCTGGTCATGCTGCCCTTTGAATCTCATCCGGGGGATGAGATCTACGTCAACGTATCGGACGTGGTGGGCACGTGGGAGCGATACCAGATCTCCCTGGGAAACAGCGCCACCGAGCGCTTTCAGCATGTGGAGGTTGAGCAACTGGGCGTCACCAAGCTGGTGGCGACCAAGCACTACCATTATGTGGCTGTATGGTTCCATGGAAGCGGCGCGTCAGTGACCGGGGCCAGGGTGACGGCCTGCCTGGGCAGCGCCAGGAGCAGATTCAAAACCTATTCCATCCTGGGCGACAGCTACAGCGCGTACCACGGCTATATCCCGGAGGGCAACCACGACAGCTACCCCATCAGCGGGAACGACGTGGACGACGTGAGCCAGATGTGGTGGCGGGTATGGGGCGACCAGAACGGCGCGACACTGGAACTGGACGAGAGCTACAGCGGATCGAGCGTATGCACCTACGCCTACGGGCATGATCAGACGCCCGGATCATTCGTGACGCGCGTCAAAAACCTGCCGAACAGCGACGTGATATTCGTCTTCGGCGGGACAAACGACGTATGGGGCAACGCAGCGCTGGGCGAATACGTCTACAGCGGCTGGACCACAGAACAGCTCAGCCAGTTCAGGCCCGCCTATGCGTATGTGCTGAGCTGGCTCAGGGCTCACCGGGGCGATTCCGAGATCTTCGCGGTGATCAACAGCGAGCTGACCAGCAGCTTTGTGGAGAGCATCAAAACCATCGCGGCCTACTACGGCGTGAAATACATCGAGCTGGAGAACGTGGCGAAGATCAGCGGCCATCCGAACAAGGCCGGCATGGCTGAGATCGGCGCCCAGGTGAGCGACGCGCTGCTGAGCTATCAGCCGGTGACGGCTTATGACGGACAGTTTAAGGCGGTGGCGGCGATGACCAGCGATTTGCAGCAGCAGATCCAGGAGATCCGGGATACGGTGGGCACTATGGCTGAATTCAAGGCCTATCTGGGCCTGACCTGAAAGGAGTGACGCAAATGGCAACTGGAGATAAACTGGTCACCTTCGATATGGCGAAGGAGCTGCACGACAAAGTGGACGGGGATCTGGGAGACTTAAAGAGCGCTTTTGCTCAACAGAGAAGAAGTGGAATATCCTATCTGCGCGGGGGTTATTATGCATCTGGCTTGAAAGCCGAAGCATCAAACGATGCAGTTTCAACAGGGATGATAGTCGGGGGCGCTGTTGTTACAGTCACCGAAGGAATAGTTTATAGAATTCTGCTGTATAACAACGGGCAGTATATCGGGAAAATCAATTCGTCTTACGGCGTTGATACTGTCGGAGGAAGTTGGTGGAGTTTTTCGGGCACGGTCGATATGTATAAATTGTTAGCCGAGAAATTCGCTGACGCTTTTGCTCTTGTGATTTTAGCAAACGGTTCTGATGCTCCAACAGAAAGCACCTATCAAGCATGGGGCGATGCTCATTGCGTAATGTATACGGGCACGATGTACGGTATAGGGGACATTAGAAATCGTTTTGACGATTTATCAGGGAAAGCATATCTGAAAAAAGGAATCCTTACAAACGCAGACAGCGTTGATGCATTGGCAACTGTAGGTTTTTACCGGGTATACGGCTCAAGTATACCGACTGGATGGCCCACAACTGGAGGTGGAAATCTACTGGTCGCACGGGGTGACTTTGCGGGTACTGTTTCCACTGGTATTTGTCAAATTGTTTGGGCTAACAATCAGACTTTTGTGCGATTCAGCGGTGAAGGTGCGTGGACAAATTGGCAGACGTATTACAGTGAAGGTTCGTCACCGGATGTTGCCAGCCTTAAAACAAATGCATATCAGAAAAAGTCCCAGCTTACAGAATCAGATGATATTGACACAATAATTAATCATGGTTTTTATCGTGCGTATGGTAACCACCTTCCTCAAAATTGGCCCATTCCTTCGGGCGGCGGCAATCTAATAGTCATGCGCGGCGATAACGGGAATGACAGCTTTGGTGTTTGTCAGGCTGTATACGGTGATAATAAGATTTTAATTAGATTTGGTTCTAACGGAACAAATTGGAATGATTGGCAGACATATTATAGCGATGGAAATTCACCTACAGTAACAGCATTGGCTAATAACGCATACGTTATTAAAAACCGTATTACTGCAACAACGGATATTAATGCATTGAACGATCAAGGCTCTTACCGTGTGAGTTTGGATAGCACAGATACATGGGCTCCTGTAAATTGGCCACTCAGCGGTGGTGGAAATTTGCTTGTAATTAAGGCTAATCTTAACAGCGCAGATACGTTTGGAAATTGCCAAATCGTATACGGGGCAAATGAAATCAGAGTGCGCTTTGGTGCTGGTGGTACTGGATGGACAGAATGGAATATTTATCGGATGAGCGGAACTGGGTCTGATATAGTCGCTCTTAATAACGAGGAAGAAACAACTTTAAAACTTAGGCAGTTAAGTACAAGCAGGGATTTATCAACAACACTCACTGTTCAGCCTGTTACAATCTTGCATTTCAGCGATTTGCACCAAAACGCAACGGCGCTAAGTAGAATTGTAGACTTCAAAACACATTATTCATCGTTCATCAATGACGTTATCCATACCGGAGATACAATCAATACAACAGAAGGGACAAACACCTTTGCTAATGTGTCCGGTGCTGGTTCAATCTTGAATGTTATTGGCAATCACGATACATGGGACGGCGGTAACAACTGGGAGGCCTTAACTGAAGCAGAAACAAACGATAGATTCATTTCTCCGTTTTCTTCAAATTGGGGTAACGTATCAATCCCATCTGGAAAGTGTTATTACAGCAAAGATTACTACGATAGCACAGACCAAAAGAATGTTGTTCTGATTGTACTTGATGTAATGCATATCAATCAGGGCCAGCTTACATGGTTTATTAATACTCTAAATCAAGCCAAGAGTAACGGAAGACATGTGATTATTGCTAACCATACAATAATGGGTAAGCTCGAAGATATGACATATCTTGATAGTGGCTTTGATAATCCAATGTATCCGAGAAGCAACACTCCAGACTATCCATTCCCGATGTACATTCCGAGTGCATATGTTGATGCCGTTGACGCTTTTGTCTCGGGCGGTGGCGTTGTGGTCGCTTGGATTGCTGGACATATGCACAATGATACGCTGGCAACGTATCACAATATTCTGAATATTGCTGTTACTACTGCCGGGGACTACAGCGGTGTTGGAAGAACAACCGACATGCGCGTAGTCGGTACAAAGTCGCAAGATGCGTTTAATATCTATGGTATCAATACATTGTATGGTCATTTGTACGGCATGAGAGTTGGTCTTGATTACAATGCTGTGATGAAAAAGATTGATACGTTCTGTTGGGATTATATCAATCACAGAATGATTTATACGTCATAACTTAAATAACACCATAAACAATCTACACCTTGGGAGAAAACAATATGCTTCATGAACATGAGTGGGTGAGACTGTCAGATAAACCGCTTCGGAATTACTGGGATTGGAGCGGATATCATGTATTTGTGTTCAGGTGCAGATGCAAAAAATGTGGCAAAGAACGGGAACGAAAGTACTATTAAAGGAAACCTTTAGTAAGTAAAACCTGATGATTTAAATAACACTTTTACACACTAACGCACATCAATACACACTATTTGCCAAGGACATAAATGTCCCTAACAAAACTTGTCGGAAATTCCGACATGTTGCTCATAACAAAAAGGGGGTGATGCTATGGGCGTGGGTGGTTGTTACCCGTTGGATTAGCATCGCCCCGGAAACGGGGCTGATATGACACAAAAAGAATGGCTTTCAAAGTCTGAAGATTGGCGGGATGGCTATAATGCGTTTGCCCATTGTCATTGCATTGTAAATTGGGAAGAGAAGTCAGAACAATGGCATTTGGGATTTGCTTATGCTTGTAATACCGTAGGAATGCGTGGTCAAACTATAGGTACAGACGAGGGCGATGCCGCTCAAGATGTTCTGATGCCAGCTACATAAAAGAAGGGGGCTACCAGCCCCAGCACGGTCAATAGCCCCGCTTCTTGAGAAACTCATCAAGTGCTTTCTGGATCGTCCATGACCGAGGTCGCTCTTCCTCTTTCATGAACTTCTCCAACCGCTCATTGATTGAGGGCGGGAGGCTGATGTTATGCCGAACATAACCTTCCTCCTCGATCCCTCTGAGCGACCGCCCACCATTGATGCCCATGACAGCACCTCCTTAAATTGTGATGATACATGATAGTGCCTTAAAGCGGTTTTTGTCAATGGAGCGCGAAAGTCATTGGTAGCACAGCGTGAACAGCAAAAGGCAAGTTTCAACTAACACTTTAAGTCTGTACGGAAAGGAGTGATTGCGATGATCTCCGCCTGGAACCTCGCCTGGATCGTCCCGCTGACGATGATGATCGGGGTCCTGCTGTTGGCCATCGTGTCCGGAGGGCCGCCGGATGATGAATGATAAGGCTGCTCAGATCGTCCGGATCGCGGAGGAACACATCGGCTGTCCGTATGTTTACGGCACCTGGGGACAGCTGTGCACAGTGGCGCTCCGGAAACGCTACGCCGGCTATAATCCGGATCAGAAGGACATCACATATCAGCGCTGCCAGCGTCTCCGGTCGTCCAATCAGCAGAAGACCTGCGACGGCTGCCCGTATCAGGGGATGCTCGCGTTCGATTGCCGCGGGTTCACCCATTATTGCGCGCTCAACGGGGCCGGGATCGACATCTACGGCGGCTATGTGCAGCTGCAGTACGCGACAAAATCCAATTGGGACGAGCTCGGCGCCATCGACGAGATGCCGGACCTGGTCTGCTGTGTGTTCGTTTATAAAAACGGCAAGTGGAAGCATACCGGCCTGCACATCGGCGGCGGCCGGATCATCCATTGCAGCGGCGAGGTCAAACGCGACACCGTCGGCGGAAAGAACAGTTGGACCCATTACGCGATCCCGAAAGGATTGTACACGCCAGAGGAGATCGCCAATGCGCACAAAAATGGAGGAGTAAGCAACATGTTACTACGGAAAGGGTCGAAAGGAGCGGCGGTCAGTGCGCTGCAGGAGCTGCTGAACGCCTGGTATGAGGAGTACCGTCATCCGCTGGATTACATGCCGCTGACGGTGGATGGGGTGTTCGGCAGCATTACAAAATCCGCCGTGGAGGCATTCCAGTACGCCAGCGGGCTGGAGGTGGACGGAATCGCCGGCGAGCAGACCCAGATGATGCTGGCCGCCTATAACGCGAAACCGACCGGACCGGCGCTGATCGACGACACGGCGACGACGCCAGAGCTGCCCGAGGACGACGACGAGATCGACGAGCCCATCCAGATGGTCCAGCTCACCCGGGCAGAGGTGGAGCGGATCCGGGCGGGCCTGCGCGAGATCGAATCCATCCTGACCAGGGCGATCTCCTGATGCTGCCTCCATGTCAGGGCTGCACGGAGCGATCCGTGCTGCCCAACTGCCACATGGGCTGCGACCGGTATAAGCGGTTCTGCCTGGAGCGGGAACGGATCCGCATTAGCAGACAACAGGCCAATGATCTGGCCGGAGCACGCCGGGATGGCGTCCTCCGCAACCTGAAACGTCGAAACGAAAGGAGGTGTGGGAAATGAGCGATGTGGTTATCGCGGTGATCTCAGCAGTGATCACAGGGCTGTTCAGCCTGTGGGGCGTGTACGCCGCGAACCGTAAATCCCAGGCACTGATCGCGTACCGGCTGGAGCAGCTGGAGAAAAAAGTTGATAAACACAATTCCGTCGTGGAGCGGACGTTTATCCTGGAGGGCGACGTCAGGGAACTGCAGCACGACGTTAGAGACTTGAAAGGAGCGAAAACGTGATGATTAACTGGAAGAATATTGCAGAGCGGGCCCTGTGGACCTTCCTGGAGGCGTTTCTGGTGGCGCTGCCGGCGACGATCTCCATTGATTCATTCGGCGGCGCTGCATGGAAGTCGGCGCTGCTGAGCGCTGCGTGCGCTGGTTTGTCCGCGGTCAAAACGTTCGTGATCGAGATCATCCAGACGAAAACTCACCCGCCCGAAATCTGACTATCATTTTGACTATGAAAAAATAGTCAAATAGGCAAAATATGCACGATTTGCACAAACACAAATGCAACGAAAAACCGCCGAGAACCTTGAAATTCTCGGCGGTTTCATTGGTACGCCCGGTGCGATTCGAACGCATGGCCTTCAGAGTCGGAGGCTGTTTGCCGTAGTTACGAATAACGTTGGCGACACAATGATATTAGAATATAGTCGCGACTATTGACTATCGTTTTGACTATTTAATAGCATCGTTTCGATCTGATCGACGCTGGTCTGGGTGCGCTGGTCGGTGACGTGATCGTAGATGTGCAGGATCATTTTTTCGTCGGCGTGGCCCATCCAGATCATGGCCTGGTGCATATCCACACCGGCGTCGCGGAGCATGGTGCAGTAGGTGTGGCGGAGATCGTGAGCGCGAATATTGACGGGATGGCCTGCAGCTGCGGACAGCGCGTGCACGTAGCTATCCCAGGCGCGTTTCCAGGCTGTGCTGGTCATGATTTCCCCGCTGGCGCTGGCGAGGATTCGCCTGGGCGCGTTCTCCAGATATGGGCGGACAGTTGAGAGGATGGGCACACGGCGCACGCCAGCGGCTGTTTTAGGGGCCTCTATGACCGGCGCGTTGCCGACGAAACGGACGGCCTTGTTCACGATGATCTCTGTGGGCGTGATGTCCTTGTTGGTGAGCGCCATCACCTCACCGCGACGGAGACCGGCGTAGAGCATGAGGAGCGCGGCCAGCTGGACCCGGTGGGGCGTGCTGCGGATCAGGGCGATCTCCTCATCCGTCAGGGCGCGGTGGGTGCCGCTGGGCGCCTTGGGCGGCTGGGCGAAACGACCCCGGAAGGGATTCTTCCGGCAGAGATCGTTCTCAATGGCGCTGTCGAACAGGGCGACGTAGAGCATCCGGGCGCGTTTGATGGTGGACGCGCTGTATCCGGTGTAGTGAGCCCATACGCGGGCGGCATCGTCGACGGTCACGGATTTCATGCGCGTATCGCCGATGACGCTGGTCAGGGCGTCGAGCTGCTTTTTGTAATCATTGTAGCATTTGGGCGACACGCCGCCCTTGTGCAGCGGCAGCCATTCGTCGGCGTACTGCTGGACGGTCATGCCGGTCTCGCGGATGAACTCCCCGGCGGCTTCCTGGCGCTTGAATTCTTCGCGGGCGGCCAGGGCCTCATCGTCTGTGGCACCGTAGAAAAAATGACCGTGATATACGCAGACGTACCGCCCGTCAGGGCGCTGCTTCAGGTGCTGTTTCTTCGGTCTCGGCATGGTATCACCTCATCAGGAAGCGGATTTGCCGGTGGCGTGTGCTGCGAATTCTGCAAACTGATCCGCAACATCGCGGTACAGCTGATTGTCCGGCTGATGGATGGGCGTTCTGGCCGCGATAGCAGCGGCGGCCTGGGAGAGGTTGAACGTGATCGCGATCAGCTCAGGACTGGATGTATCGAAACCGTGCACTGCCAGCACGTTGAATACAGGGCGAGGGGCCAGGAGCTGGGCGGCGAAATAGTCCGCTTCTTTTTCTTCCCACAATGTTTCCATTTTATGATTCAGCAGGATATGCCCCAGCTCATGGGCCAGGGTGAAACGCATACGCCGGGGGTTGGCGTGGGAATCATAGAACAATTCATATACGATATGGCCGTTTATCTCCTTCCGGATCGTCATCGCGTCGTTGTTTTGCATGACGAAGGTCCGGAAGCAGAAGCGGTCCGTCACGTCAAAACGCGGCATAATATCGTCATAAGTATGGATGATCGTGTTCCTGCAGCGTTTCAGGATCGCCAGCGGGTCAACGGGCAGGGTGTTGACCTGGAGGGAGATCAGCGATTTATATGCCATGTTGGCGGCGCGGTTGTAGTCCGGTCTCATCGTTTGTTCCCCTGCTCGTCGAAATCCTCCGCGAACATGACGCGGGCAACATCGAGCAGCTTTTGTCGATTTTCAGGCGACATTTTCGTAACGCCGCGGGCCAGGATGCGGATGGTATCGTTCTCCTTTTCGGCGGCGGCCATCTCCTCCGGGTCCCATGGATCTGTGCTGATATGTTGCGGTTCATCGATCAATTCAGACAATGGTACATTGAGAGCAAGAGCGATTGCTTGCAGCGTGTTTTCCTTTGGGCTTACATTGCCATTGAGAATACTGCTTAATCCAGATTGTGACATCTGTGCGGCTTTAGCCAGTTTGTTTTGGCTAAAGCCTTTTTTTATCATTTCTTCTTTGATACGGTCTACCACACCCATAGCAACGCCTCCTTATCGTAATATCTATTAAAATCATATCACAAAATTATCGAAAAATCTATTGACAAGTTATCGAAGTAGTGATAAGATATAATCGAAGTTTCGAACAGGGGGTGAACGAATGGTAGCAGAGCAGAGAGAAAAACGCGGATTATCCCAGAATCAACTCGCAAAGAAGTCAGGGGTTCCGCAGAGCGTGATCTCTGATATTGAGTCCGGGAAAACAAAAGCCCCGCGTATCGACACTCTCGTGGCGATTGCAGAAGCACTTGAAACAAATGTGACAGATCTCATTGCACAGAAAGCTGGGTGATTGGATGAAAGAAGCGCTTGTGTTCTACCGGAAAAAAGCCGGTTATAAGCAGATGGCTGTTGCGGCTGAACTGGGGCTCGACCGGTCTACCGTGGCCAAGTGGGAAACCGGGAAAGCCAGCCCGAGGCCCAACACGCTGTATAAGCTGGCCAAGCTGTACGGCTGCACGATGGAAGAACTGATGGAGAAGGTGCCAGCATGATGGAAAAGTATCTCAGCCCCGCCCAGGTGGCGGACGCGCTCAGCATCAGCCGGCGGAAGGCCTACGACATCATGTACCAGATGCCGCACCTGCCCAGCCCGGTGCGGGTATCCGAGCGGGTGCTGAAACAATGGATTGAGGATCACCTGATGTATCCAATGAGGAGGAAGTAAGGATGGGAACGAAGATCTGGACGCTGAAGAACGGAAGGCTGCACGAGACCGACAACGTGGGTGTGGGCCGGTGGGTGGTGCTTAACGGCAGCGGCGAGCTAATCGGCACCCTCGACGGGACGCGGCTGGACGCCATGAACCTGTTCGGCATGATGGAGGAATGGGTGCCTGACCACGACGAGGGCTGGCACATGTACGAGAGGGTGTGCTGAGATGAACGACATGAGCCTGGAAATGGTCCACCTGATCAGCGTACAGGCCCAGCAGCTGGCCAACGACAGCAACGCGGTGACGATGATCGGCCTGGCGCTGCTGCTGGTGATAGCCCCGGTGCTGCTGATCACCCTGAGCGATCTGCCCTGGAAACCCGCCAAGAAGCGCGAACGGCGCTTTATTGAAAGATTTTAAGGAGGAACGAAACATGTACGACCTGCCCGATGCTCCCTGGATCCGCGACGCGGAGATCAACGGAATGCCCGAGAG